CTATGAGCTTCAGTTGGATTTCCTGCAGGGCCTGGGTGTGCATGTCCAAACCGCTGCCGAGCTAATCATCACCACAGGGCACATGTCCCGGTTACTGGAGGAGGAGGATGAGTTTGACGAAGACGAAGACGACGAACTTATCTTTGAGCCTGACGAAAAGCTGCTTGAGCTCCTTGCCGCTAGGAAAGTCCTCCAGTTCAAAAAGAAGCTTAACTGATGGCAAAATGGGAGCTGAAAAACATCGAACCCCGTAACCAAAAAGATACAATGGTATCCTCTCCAGATCACTACCAGAACAGCAGAATCGAATGTATCGACGCTATGGCTGCGATGGCGGAAGAGACGGTACTACAGGCTCATGCCGCGCACCTTTGGCAGACAGCTTTTAAGTACCTCTGGCGCTTTCCAACCAAGCACAAATTTGCAGCTGGGCAAATACAAGACCTCAAAAAATGTCGCTGGTATATCGACCGACTGATACAAGAAGTTGAGGATTGAGGTATGACAATCCAAATCGATGTATCGGCTGACGATTTTGAATTTGAAGCCGCGCATAAGAGAATTAATCAGACCCCACTCGAAATGGTCCGTGAGTTTGCGATGTGCATGGACCACCCTTTGCGCCAAAAGTGGCTCAGTAAAAGCACTGAAGCAGTAAAGCTTGAACACATGCGGTGGGAGCTTATCGCAGAGGAGTTTTGGGAAGCCAGCGACGAGTCTGAGGCCAAACAGCACCCCGAGGCCATGCTCAAAGAGATGGCCGATATCATCTATGTAGTTTTTGGATATTGCGCGACCTATGGCTGGGATCTGGATGAAGCAGTCCGCCGAGTTCATGCAAGCAACATGTCTAAGATGGGCCCAGACAGATCACCAATAAAACGTGAAGACGGCAAGGTCCTTAAGGGCCTCAACTATAAAAAACCAGACCTATCAGATCTCGTTGGAGTAAAATAATGAGCAGCTTTAAATCTAATCTTAATCCCGCTTTCCGATCAAAGTTTAGTGAGGATATCTTTAACCACAAATACGCACATGATGGCGCTGAAACGTGGGACCAACTAGCATCAACTCTGGTATCTGAGGTTTGTGGCGGTTCTATGTCGCGTGGCGAGATCGAAGATCTGACCCGCTACGTTAAGGAAATGAAATTTATCCCCGGCGGACGGTACTGCTATTACGCTGGAAGACTAAATAAGTATTATAATAATTGCTATCTTCTGAAGGCTGAAGAAGACAACCGGGAAGATTGGGCAAACATGTCCTGGAAGGCTGAATCCTGTCTAATGACAGGCGGCGGTATCGGTGTAGACTATTCCAAATATCGAGCAGCTGGCTCTCCGATAACCAAAACTGGGGGACAGGCCAGTGGGCCTATCCCTAAGATGGAAATGATTAATTCCATTGGCTCGAAAGTTATGCAGGGCGGGTCGAGACGATCAGCGATTTACGCAAGTCTCAATTGGCAACACGGAGACATAAGCACATTCCTTAAAGCTAAGGATTGGCACAATATGACTGTGCCAGGGCAGACTGCCAGCCTGTGGGATCTAAAGCAGCTGGATTTCAATTGGCCAGCTCCGCTCGACATGACAAACATCTCAGTGAACTACGACACAGCTTGGCTGATGGAGTATTATAAAACAGGCAAAGTCGGCGATGTATTTATGCAAAATGCTAGACAAGCGCTTCAGAGTGCTGAGCCAGGGTTCAGCTTTAATTTCTTTGAGAAAGAAAACGAAACACTACGCAACGCATGTTGCGAGGTAACGTCTGAGGACGATAGCGATGTGTGCAACCTAGGCTCAGTCAATATGGGCCGGATAGAGTCCCTCACAGAGATGGCTGACGTTGTGCAGCTAGCTACTAAATTCCTGATGTGTGGAACGCTTAAAGCGGACTTACCTTATGAAAAAGTCTACGAAACCCGGCGTAAAAATAGACGCCTGGGCTTAGGTCTAATGGGTATGCATGAGTGGCTAGTACAACGAGGATATAAGTATGAGGTTACTCCAGAACTTCACAGTTGGCTGTCCGTCTATAAGGGCGTCAGTAACAAAGTTTCAAAGGGCTTTGCTGACGAATTGGGAATTTCGCGGCCTGTCGCAAACCGAGCGATTGCGCCAACGGGCTCTATTGGTATCCTGGCTGGCACTAGCACTGGCATCGAGCCTATATTCGCTGTTGCCTATAAGCGGCGGTATCTAAAAGGCGCTAATCGTTGGGTATATCAGTATGTGGTAGATAGCGCGGCCCAGGATCTGATTGATAGGTATGGAGCACGGCCAGATACCGTTGAGAGTGCGCTAGACCTAGCGGATGATTATGAACGCCGCATGGCATTCCAGGCTGACGTGCAAGACTACGTGGACATGGCTATTAGCAGCACCATAAATCTCCCTGCCTGGGGAACGAAGCAAAACAACGAGGATAAAGTCGAAGACTTTGCAAATACGCTTGCGAAGTATGCCAGCAGATTGCGGGGCTTCACCTGTTACCCAGATGGCTCTCGCGGCGGTCAGCCGCTCACACCAGTGCCATATAACGAGGCGGTTGAAAAGCTGGGCACAGAATTTGAGGAACATATCGAGACGCATGATATCTGCGATATTTCGGGTAATGGAGGAAGTTGTGGGGTTTGAATCAGACCATATATCTGAAATAAACGAGCGATAGTACTTTTACAAAAGTACTTAATATGGTAACTCTTAATGTGCCAGGCAGCAAAAAGCCCCCCAGCATTGACCGAGAGGCTTTATTGCGATATTTAATTAGGCAGACATTGGGGTTCTTGGTCGTTCTCCGTTGTCTGTTCTACAAGCCCAGAGGTAGCTCCTCTGGGCTTACTTATTTGTATATTCCTTACTTATTGGATAACTGCATTCGCCGCCTCAGCTGCGTCATCCACGACACCTCTGCCATCTTCGATAAAGCCAGGAACGTCTTCGATATCGGTATCCAAATCAGTTTTGATCATCCCGGATGCCAGGAAGTAGTATAAGCTTTCTTCCAGCAGCGGATCAGAAGGATCAGAGTTATACTTCTTTGCCAGCGCTATGTACTGATCTGGATAAGCCAGTAGCTGTTGCCGTATAACTTTAGCTCTAGCGTCTGGATCCATATTCTCAACCACACCGCCCAGGACTGAGCGTATCTTTGTTCCCAAGCGACTGAGCGGCCCAATGAAAATAGCAATCGCTCTGTTAGTGTTTGTCCGGGCTTGAATGTTATAACTCGTGGCGGATTGGGAAGCTACGGGCGTGGCACCCTTAACCGCGTCGATCTCTTTCGCCATTCCTAGGCTCTGCTCGAGACCAGAGAATAAAACACCACCGTCTTCTCCGTAGATCTCTCTGCCGACCCTAAACAGTGGCGTCAGCTCTTCTTGGGCTCTTTCAATAGCCGCTGAATTCATTGGGGTTGCACCACTGGTCTGAAGCTTGCGTCCAATCAGTTTGTCGTTAAGAAACTTAACATACGACAGCTTGAGAGAGTCCAATATTACTGGCCTTTGGCCAGCTGGAGCCTGTCCTATAAGATCCAACAGCTGTCGAGTACGGCTAACAGGCTCAGCACCCGTAAAGAAGCTTGAGAAAACTCTATACGGATCCGAGGTGGCCACTATCTCGGCACTAGAGCCAAGGTCTTTAAGTCTTGGGGTCAGCGTCTTGTCGAAGAAATCAACTAAAACGCTGCCTTGCAATTGCTCTATGCCTTTGTCCGCAGATGCTTTAGTGCCCTCCAGGATCTTCAGCAGCGCCTCTTGGCTATCTCCCGCATTGCGTAAGCGAGTTAGGAAGCCTGTGATTGTTGCTGCCTTTTCGGGGAAGTTTTGGTTGAGCACCTCAGCATACTTGAGCATCTCATTGGTGATGGTTTTATAATCGACGCTGTTAATGCCGCCAGTTTGTGCGTCTATCGCGAACTTACCCAAGACCTTGAGCACATAGTAGTCGGCTATCTCGCCGCCCTTCTGGCCATCCAGACTTGTGAGCGCGGACTTTAGGTCCCTTACGTCAAAGCGATTGCCTTGCTCCAGCCAGCTGTTTGTCATATTCTCCAGCCCACTTTCATAGCCTGGTCGATTAAAACCTTCATTCCTCAGAGGAGCTGTGATGTCATCTCGATCAGTGCGCCCAAGGGTATCATCAAACAGCCTAGCGTACTCAGCCAGCTTTGTGGGGTTTTGCCCACCGCTCTTGAACAGATAATCCTCGGTGAAAAACCTTTTAGCTTCTCTGGCATTAGCTGCCAAACCAGCGTCACCCGCCTCTTCAACGAAATCAAGCATGTCGTTGTCGATAAACCGGATAAAGTTTCGCACCTCAGTGCCAGCTGCTCGATTACCACCCGGAGCAAAAAGATCTCCCGCCAGCTGTGTGAGTTCCGTTCTGACCTGCTTGTAGAAGAAACCGAAGTTTAAGGCATTATTGTCCAGGTAGTCTTGTACACGGTTTAGAGTTTCAGCTGGCTCCTCTAGGCGCATAGCGCCCTCCTCACCAGCCTCGTCTGGCACTTTCTTGGGCTGAACAAGCTTATGGATCGTCCCAACAGGACGATTACTCTTCAACAGGTAATCTGCTTGGGTAATAGCCCCAAGATCAATACGCTGGAATTGATCGATGAGTGCATCCGCATCGACAGGCCCACCTGACACTGTCGCGTACTTAAGGTTCTTTTCAGATTTCTGCTTGCGATAAGCAGCCTCAAGAAGCTTTTTAATTTGATCTTTGTTTTCCGTAATTGGTCCGACTAAATCTAAGCCTTCCCTTCGCGCTAATTCATCTAGAACGCTGGTCAGCTCTATATCATTTTCGAAGCCCTTCATTACAGCTTCGAAAGCATTATCGTACTCAGCTTGAGCTTGACCCGCGCCTTTCCCAACATCATCAAATGAAACCCGGGCTTGTTCAACAACGCCCTCAGCGCCCTCTTGCATTTTTGCTGTTTGTGCCGCTGCATCTCCTCCACCTAGCTCAGCAGCTTCGGCAGCGAGATCCTGTTGCACAGCGGCAATGGGTGCATCAACTCTTGCGGGAATTGGGCTACCCGGCGTTTGCATCTCACCCGCACGAATAGCAGATACGTTTGCCTGGTCAGCGCTACTGTCCATTCCTTTTAAAAGCGCACCGATAGTATCGATAGTGACGGTTTCGTTATTCTCCATACCCCGAATAGAGTTAACAAGAACGTCCTTATTTTCTGCTACAATTTCTGCAATTCGCTGCCTTGCGTCTGCAAGCATTCTTTCATTGGCATTCGGAGGTAGATTAGCCAACTCTGCCGAGAGTTGCATGTAGACTGCTCTCTCAGGGCCTTTAATCATATTCACAAAGCCGCCTAGGAGGAATTGTCCCGCAGT